GGTGCGTGATCCCATATTCCCAGTTGTCGCTCAACCCGGCGACCGAGTTATGCACGCTCCGCACCCGCGACAACTCAGGCAACGATGCCGTGGCCCGCGCCTCGGCCTCCTGAGCGGCCTGTAGCGCCTCTATGGCTACTTCCCCATCGCCGCCACGGTCAGCCGCCTGTAGCGCCTCCTGGGCCGCCGCGGCGAGGCGTTGCGCCTCTCGTTCCGCCGCCTCGCGTTCGGCCTTGGCCTTGGCCGCGAGGAAGGCGGCGATGCGCTGCTCGATGATGGGCAGCAGGACTTCGAGGCTGTCCTTGATCCGTTTGGCCATACCATCGATCAATCGTTGCGCGCCCAGGACCGGCTTTTTGATCCGCTCCCGCGTCACGTCGCAATCCGCGATCCCGGCCTTCACCTGTTCGCGGAAGTCGGTGGCGATGCCGCAGATATGCTCGTCGGCGATGCCGTCCCGCGTGGCCACCAGGAACCGTTCGTAGCGGTCGCACAGCTTTGTCGCGGCCTCACGGTGCGGGAGGTAGGCTCCGTCCAGCCAGTCCGTCAGGAGCGCGGGATCGAGTGCGGCGCCAAGGTCCACGACCGGACGATTCGGCAGGCGTTCGATGTCGGCGGCGAGTTCGGCGGTTCGCATATCAGATGTCCTTTGGTTCAAACAACCGGCATATTTTTCCCGCGATCTCGAACTCCATCCGGCGTCCCTCAACAGGAGATGGTCTTTTACGCTGTAGATACGCCTGCTCCATTTCAGCCATGCCGAAAGAAACCAGTTGTCGAACCTGATTGATCAGTTCACAGGACTTCATCAGATCGACGATTTCACGATCAGTCATGTCTTTTATGGGTTTCACGACGTTTCCTAGAATGTTTCGATTGTGCGAATATCGACTCGTTCCCCCGGCTTGTCGGCGGGATGATCGCGCAGGCGGAAATACTCGGCATCCGTGCATCGCTCGCCATAGAGCCATACATCTTCCACCGGCGCCGACTGGTAGCCGATCTCGGCTTGCAGGATGCCCATGACGGACCAGATGCGAGCCGCGCACCAGGGACCGTTACGAACCACGCGAATCTTGAAGCGGCCCGGTTCCGGCGCGTCGATCCGGCGCGAGGGTTGCTTCTGATCAGCCATCATCGTTGTCCTCGCCTCGCATCGAGCAACCCAGGAAATATCCCAGGGCCAGAAACAGCAGATCGTCCGGCGCGCGATACCCAAAGGCAACCAGCAGCATGTCGAACGCCACGACCGCGACCGGCAACGCTGTCCATCTCATGCGGTCAGCCATCGGCGTGGTCCTTCTGGTAATTCACCTTCAACCCCAGCGCCGCGAGGATACGCGGCCCCGGCGGCGCGCGGCCGTGCAACACCTGATGCGCGTAAGATGGGCTGAAACCGTGTTGCCGCGCGAACTCGCGCAAGGAACCGGCGGCGTCGATCCGGTTTCGTAGCAGCGTCAGGAGCGCGTCTTTGTTCATGCGTCGTGTTTAGCGTTCCATGAACGGCTGTGTCAACAGATTACTTTCCGCTCTCCGGTTCTCGCCACAGATCCACCCGCCTTGCGAGATCGGGGTCACAAGCGGGTTCTCCTCGTTCATCCCGGTGGTTGGCTATAATTCGTTCACACCATTGAAGTAACTGATCATCAGTCATTCTATGACGCATCAGATTGACGATCACACATACCAGGCGAGTGTTCGCCATTGAATATGGCCCGTCATGATTTATTCGGTCCAGACTGACCTTAGTTCCGTCCTGGCCCCATATATTACCAGAGCCGGACTGCCTGACACGTGTCATGGCTACACCAGAGATAGCGCACCGCCCATCTTGTTTAGTCCACGTCTCTTCGAACCACGTGCGGGTCAGGTCAAACCCAGCACTTCCCTTACGGATTTTGGCTGATCTAAGTAGTGACGAAACTACATTTTCAGTCCATCGCTCACGCTTTTGCTTACAGAGGACGCACAGAGAATCGTGTCCACCTGTTGGTTGGAATATATCACCGCAGACGGAGCATTTAGCTGGGAAAAAACGTGCGCCTTTGATCCGCCTTGTTTCGCGACCAGCAGCATAATTCTCAATTCTCATTTTTCTATTGGCGGCCAGGGTACACGTTTTCTCACAGTAGATTCTTAGAGCGTGAGGCCGTATAAAAAGCTTCCCACAGTAACCACATGATAACTCAATCATTGGCTTGGCACGTCTGGTTCTGATTGAGGGATTCTCAGACACTTGCGGCTTCCTGAAATAAGTCATCTCGGAGAATGATATTCTCAGACGCCATTTTCTCAAACACAGAGTATACTCTTATTCTGTTATTATACCCTGATATAATACCCACGCACGCGACGAACCGCGTATCCTTCGGCGGGGAGGGCAGAATGTAATGGATCAGGCCGCAGCGTTGCCCCGGTTCCAGCGCGTCGAGCATGTTCGCGATCAGCGCGTTCGGTTTGGGGTACATCGCCGCTCCGGGCGAATACGATGCCGCGTCGTCCAATGAATAGGGCGGATCGGCCAGCATCGCCTTGAAACCGGGTGGCAGCGGCCGGCGCGCATCTTGCAGAAAATCGGGCGCGCATTCCGGGTCCATGTCGAGGGTCTGGTCGTTGGGTCCGAAGCCGCCGCGGTAGGGGTAGAGCCGCGCGAGGCCACCGCAAACGTGCAGCACGGGATCGTTGATGGTAACGCCCAGCAGGGCGCGGGCGCGCTCGGGGAAGCCTCCAAGGTAAGAACCGTAACGCTTAATGCCGCCTTTTAGTTTGGCACGAGCAAGAAACCACGTATCTGCCAGCGGCCTGTAATTGGTCATTCCCCCTCCCCCCGCGCGGCGAACAGGTCAGTGGGTCTCGGATCGAAACACTCAAGGCAATCGCCTCCGCATTCCGGCGCGGCACAACGACCAGTGGATTCCCGACCCGCCGTTCGAATGAACTGTTGTCGCCGATCCTCCGTGAGTTCGTTCCACGATCCGGTGCGACCAATATGCTGTGCATACCAGGCGCGTGCCCTTTTTTCAGCCGCGATCACGCCACCCGCCTCCCGAACCGCTTCAGCCAGCACGCGCGGCACAGCACGACGCAAGCCACGCCCGCTTCGGTGGCCTTTTGTCGGCGCGTGAAAAGGTCGATGGCATCCAGCCGCACCGGCGCCAGGCCGGGCCGGATGGCGAACGGCGGGGCGCCACACGGGCAGGCGGCGGTGGTGAGCGTGGGGTCAGATGTCATGTTCCGCACATGCCCTCGCAATCCTCGCCAAATAAATTGGCTTGTCCGCGCTCCTCCCACGAGCGCAGATCGACCTCATCGATGGGCACGCGAGCCGGGTGCATGAACTGACCGGTGGCCGCGAGGCGATGCGAGATCGCGACGGTTGCCGCCCACTCAGGTTGCGCGCGACGATCCTTCCAGTCGGCGGTTGAAAGTAGCGGGCACCCGCAACAGGCGCTTCGTGGCGTGTCGAGCCCCCATCTGTCCAAACGACCACGGCAATCCGCGCGGGTCATCTCGCGCTCGATCAATGGCCAACGATTGTTGATATAACCGACACGCGACGGCTTCATGCGGTGCGCCTCATCGCGGCTGATGCCAATCCACATTTCACAGCCGTCTTTTGGCGTCTTGTCACCCAGGAGTTCGCGAACCTTACGGCGGATCGGGACTAATTTGTACCAGTTCGTGCATTGCCGCTTGCCGATACCGTTCGGCAAAGTGAACCACGGAATTGGATTGAAACCGTCAGTCGCGATGGTGTCGCGAATATCTCCGTTGTCCACGCGAATGACGGGAAACGGCAGTAACTTTTCAAGGCGGTTCAGATGGTCGTAAACCGCACACGGTTCCCAACCGGTATCGGCGAAGATGGCGCAGTCAGGCATCGGTCCTATTTCACCGGCTGCCGCCATGAGTGCCAGTGTGGTGGACTGAACCCCGGCCCCTAAACTCAGGACACGCAAGCGTGGTTCACGCGGCATCGTTCGGCACCAGGCTCACGACGGGCGCCCGCGGTTTACGTGGCCGCTTCCTGACCTGCTGTAGCCCCTTGCCGTCCTCGACCTCTATGGTGACGGTGCAGCCGTGCTCCTCGGCGCCGGTGCGCAGCAGTCCCAGCCATTCCCGCGTGCCATCGGGGATGGTGTGCAGGCCGAACTCGTCAGGCGTGATCGGGAGAGTCAGTGTGATGGTGAGTTGCTTCATGGCGTGGCGCCTCCTCGTATCAGCAAGTCGCGCAACCTGCCCTGGTCCTCGGGCGCGCATTCCGAAATGAACTGGCAAACCCCACATCGTTGCTCAGGGTTCGGGACCAGCGTGTGAACGGAGCACCCGCAGGCGACGCACGTGAACTCAAACCACGCATCCGCGCCGATCGTCGGATCGAACAGGGTCATGGGCGCAACCATGTAAGACCGGGTTTGTTCTTGCGGGCCCGCGGCCTGGACACGCGCATCGGCTTCGCCGCCTTCCGCACGCCGCCCATCGTGGGCAGGGGCCAAATAGCCACCATCACGTCGGCGCGTTGGGCCTGGCGGATCGTGATGGAGGAGGCGTTGCCGTCGTTGCTGACAGCCCCGACATGCTCGCACAAATCCATCACTCCTTTTTCATTGTTGCCGACATCGCGCCTGGAAATGGGAACTTCGATCAGCACGTTGAAACGACAGTCTATCGGTTTCATGCCGACGATCTGAGACCTGACCCGCCATCCTTCCTCGTGAAGCCATGCATTATACTCCGGCGAACGCACCCGCTTCTTGCCGGGCATGGTGGACCACAGTTTATTGAGGCTGGGAGGAGGCGCCATATACAGCACGACAGCGGGCGGCCCGTCGCGCTCGGCCGGCAACTCGAATTGCACACGCGCCGCCGGATCGTCACTCATCCGCGCGTCTCGCTCTCGACCGTCTTTTGGATCATTTTCCGCAGCTCCCTTTCTGTCAGTGTCGGTTCGGGACCGGTGTATGAACTCAATCGTATCACGAGGTTCAGCGCCTCCCGCAGCGCCTCGAACCGCGCCTCGCGGCGCACATCGGCCAGTTCCTTCGCCCGTTGTTCAGAGTCCATTCGCTGTCTCCTTTTCGATCAGTTCGCGGAGAGGGCGAGCGCCTTCATGCCACCATCTCCCGCCGGTCCCTGACGCGGTACGCCGTGGCCGCGTGGCCCTCGCAATAGCACTTCACTCGCGCCGGCAATTCGCAGAACAGCCACGCCGGGGCGCCGTCATTCATGGGCCACTGGCACGTCTTCGTTGTCGGCATCGGCAGTCGCGGCGCCTCCCTGACGACCGGGCGATACACCACGTTGTCAAAGATAGACGGCGTATGCGACGCCCTGGCGGCCGCTGAGGCGCGGTTGGCGTGGCCCGGCGCCTTCGGCGGCACGATCACGGCGACCGGCTCCTGACGGCCTGGTAGCGGTGGCAGCGTGGCGGCGACAGGGATCACACGCGGAACTCGCGCCACCCGCACGCGCGGCTTGCCGTTCCGGACGATGGGCGATGGCCGCGGCTCAAGGAGCAGGCGATGGCTTTTGCTGATGACGCTGTTTTTCGGCCGGAATATCCGCTGCCCGATTGCCGCCGCTGACAGTCCCTCCGTCCACAACGCTCGCAGCGTCTCGACCTCGGCCGCCGTCCATTCCTGATTTGCCATTCTGGTTTCCAATGATGAATTTCGGATCGATCCGCCAAACCTTGACCACGCCGCCCCGTGGCGGATTGGTCGGGTCTTCGTGGATCACCCCCGCGCGAGCCAGCGCATGGATCGTGGTCGATATGCTGTGGGTGCCGATCTGCGTGTCATGCGTGAGCGTTGATAGCGGACACTTGAAACATCCGTCCCGCGCCCGGTGGATCATCGCGATCAGTAGCAGCTTCCGCCCGGTAGCGAGGCGAAACGCGAAGATCGCGGTTAGGTCCGGCGTCATCCCCGCGCCGCCTCGATCGCCGCGCGCCCGGCGTCGGTGAGAATGGCAGCATGTTGAAGATACAAAACCATCAGATCAACTCCGTCGCGATCACATCGGTCCACACACGGTCCAGCGCGTCCATCCGCACAACCGCGACGCGATACAGATCGTGGGTGATATCCAATCGCTTCGAGAAGCCACGCTCATCGACGCTCGCCGCGACGTATCGGTGCGCGTAGCGTTCCGCCGCCGCGAACGTGGGGAACCACCGCGGATTCTCGTCAAGCCATACCTGGAAGCGATATTTGGGCGGCTTCGCCATCGCGCGCTCCTTGAAGAAACCCCGACGCCGCGGTTGCAACGGCGCCGGGAGTTTACCGGCTGGCAAATGGGGATGAGCCGCCGGCATCCCGCGTGTCGATGCGGGTTTACCAATCCATATCGCGATCGAGGCGTTCATGCGCTTCCTCTCGCTCTTGAGCGAACGCATCTCGCGCCTCACGGTCGCACTCCTGTTTTCCGCATGTATCGCGTGGGTCGTAATCGGCATAAAAGCCGATATCATCGCCGCAGTTGAAGCAATAACGCTGTTTGGCCGTGCGTGGCATGGCTTTGTCCTCCATCTGTTAAGAATGAGTGGAACCGCTGGCATCCCGCGTGTCGATGCGGGTTTGGGTGTCACGATTTGGCGTTCCACGGCTTAAATCTGTGCAGGGCGGCAGGATCAAGCCACGGCACCGACCAATCGCCCAGAAAGCAAAGGGCGCGGTCATCAATCGTCAGCCATGCGGCGGGCTTTTCGTGCGCGAAATCGAAATCATCCATATACGGCGGCAGTTCTATGCTGACCATGTGACTGGTTTTCCAGGCGACCAGTTGTCCTCCGAGCCAATCCCGCATCTTGTCGATTTGCTCGTCATCCTTTGACCTGGATGAATAAATCACCAACTTGAACTGACCTCTGGCTTTCGCCGCCCACTCGAAAAATCCGGGCGTGGCGCTATCGTATATTTCACCGTTTTGCCACCCCTTGCTGTAGGCGTGGATCACGCCATCAAAGTCGATGCAGAGTGTAGGCTTGAAGTCAGACATTTCATTCTCCTTGATGAGTTGGAACCACCAGCCCCGGCGGACAGCCGAGGGAAACCGCAAGCCTCCGCCTGCCGGGCTGGTGGTTCCGACCGAGGCCCGCCCGCGAGGGAGGCTCGGTAGCACGCGCGTCATCGTCGTTCTCCGTCGCGCGTGTTTTCGTTTTCATGCGCCGTTCATCCAGTGCTTGTCATAAGCGCGGCGCAGATCACGGATCGTGACCCTGCCCTGGGTCGCGCGTTCGATCTCCTTTATATTCTTCATCCGCGGGAAGATCAGCCCGTCCCGCCAGCGCGCCACGCTGCTCGCGCCCGCCGCCGGATCGAGGCGCGCGCCGAAAGCGGCGAGGGACAGGTCATATCGCTTCAGGTAATCGGCCAGGGTCATGGGCGTTGCATACCACGCACGGTCGATTGCGGCAAATGCAAAATCGACGCTTGCGTCATTTTTCCGTCCGTGCCATCTTATGCAACAGATATGGAGAACGCAGATGCCCACCGAAACCATCCCCCGCTTCGCCGTCCGCGACCTGAGCGTGTTGCAGTTCGCCAACGGATTTACTTTATGGTCGTATAAGGCCGGCGACACTTTGCTGAGTTCCATCACCGCGCCCGGTTTTTTCAATGAGGCGCGCGACATGCTGCGTGCCGGCGACCACATCCACGTATCCGGCATCCGC